CACACCCCCATCGAATGCACGCTGGAGGATTTCTATGCCGGCGACTGGGTCGACAAGCTGGACGAGGCCAAGACCAATATCGACGAGCGCATGGCGATCGCCGACGGCGGGGCCTGGGCCCTGGGCCGCAAGGTGGACGACCAGATCATTACCCAACTCGACGGGACGGCCTCGGCCGTCGTGCCCTGGGTCGTGACCAGTGCGGCCACCGTGCGCAATGCCATGATCGAGATGCTGGAAGCGCTGGACAACGCGGATGTGCCCGACGACGGCAACCGCTATGTCCTGCTCACTCCCCGTGCCTGGAGCATGGCCGAGACGGTGCAGCAGTTCTCCAGCTCTGACTACGTTAAGGCGGGCGATATGAGCTTCACCCAGTCCAGCCGCACCATGGGCCGCTGGAAGTTCTGGCGCGGGGCGTTCTGGGGGCACCACACGGGGCTTCCCGGCAAGGGCACGGCGACGGCCAAGGTGTTCGCCTGGCACAAGAACGCCATTGGCTACGCCACCGGCAAGCATGCCGGGAACGTGGCCGGTAACGGGCCTGTGTCGGCCGATATTACCTGGCATGGCGACCGCGCGGCGCATTTCGTGAACCACATGATGAGCGGCGGCGCGGCCCTCATCGACGATACCGGCGTGATCGAGGGCAACCTCGACGATACCGCTGCTATCCCGACCAGCTAAGGAGGGCTGAACCATGGCTAATATTCTTGCCACGCAAATGACCAAACTGGCCGCCGGCACGCCTCCCGCTCCGGGTTTCGTGGATGGCGGGGTGAAGGTCTTTAATGAGTCCGTCACTCTCGCGGCCCAGGCGGACGGCGACACCATCGAGGTGGGCCGGCTGCCGAAGGGCGCAATTCCGCTGTTCGGCCTGATCGAGACCGATACCAGTCTTGGCACCGCGACCGTCGCTGTCGGTACTTCCGGCACGCCCGCGAAATACAAGGCGGCGGCTGTCTTCACCGCGGTCGCCACGCCGACCATGTTCGGCGCCGGCGGTGTCGGCGAGGCGCTTGCGGCCGAGGAAACGGTGATCGTTACCGTTGGTGTGGCGGCGCTTCCCGCGTCCGGCACATTCCGGGTGATGCTGTTTTACGCCTTCGACTAAAGCGTTCTCTTCCCTCGACTTGCAGGGGCCGGGCCATTGTGTCCGGCCCCTGTGTTTTTTGCTCCCGTATCCCCTTCCGCCGGCATCGCCCAATTGCGCGGTGTTCATGGGGAATACCGGCTTCTGAACAACCCTCCACCGGAAAGGTATCGCCATGACAAGCGAAGTCGCGATCTGTAATGCCGCGCTGGCGAAGGTCAGCAACAATCGTATCGCCTCGCTGGCCGAGGGATCGACGGCGGGCGACCTGTGCAACGAGATGTATGGGCGCATCCGCGACCGGCTATTGCGTCGCCATATATGGAATTTCAACAAGAAGCGGGTGAAGCTGGCGCAGCTGTCGGCGCCCCCGGTATTCGGCTGGGCCCATGCCTATCAGCTGCCCAGCGACTGGCTGCGTAATATAGCGGTCTATCCGGATTCAGCCGGCGTCAGCCAGACCCATGGCTATCAGGTGGAAGGACGGGCGATCCTGTCCGATCATGCGAACCTCTATCTGGTCTATGGCGCGCGGATCACCGACCCCAACGATTTCGACGAGATGTTTCGCGAGGCGCTGGCCTATGCGCTGGCGGTGGAACTGGCGGTGCCGCTGGCCAAATCCGCAACCTTGCGCGACCGCATGAACGAGGCCTTTCAGGCCTATGCGATGGAAGCCCAGACCATCGACGGCCAGGACGATCCGCCGGAATACCGGCCGGAATCCGGCTGGGCCGAAGTGAGGAATTGAGCCATGGCCCGTGCAAATGCCCTTATCCCGGCTTTCAATGCCGGCGAATTTTCCCCGCGCATGGCGGCGCGGGTCGATCTGGCGCAGTATCGTTTCGCTGGTGAAACGTTCGAGAATCTGCTGCTGTTGCAGCAGGGCGGGTTCATGCGGCGGCCCGGCACGCGATATGTCAACGCGGTCAAGACGGAATCGCTGAAGACCAGGCTGCTCGGTTTCGTGTTCTCCACCGTGCAGGCCTATGCGATCGAGGCCGGCGATGCTTACTTCCGTTTCTACAAGGATCTTGGCCAGATCGCGGTGCCCGGCACCGACGCTGTCGTCAATAACGGCGAATTCATCAGCAGCATTGCCGGTTGGAGCGATCGGTCGAACGTTCTGGAACTGCCTTTCTATGCGGAAGGTGGGGACTTTACGGCCGGGCTCGTGGTGACGGGGGGAACCTCGCTGGCGACCGGGACCATCCTGTCGGTGAACAAGGGGGTGCTGGGCAGCGGCACGGCGGGCACGCTCATCCTGACCGGCGTAACCGGAAGTTTCGCCGATGGCGAGACCATCACCGATACGGCGACCGGGCTGGCGACCACGGATTTCACGGTTTTGGGCGGCACCGCGGCGGCGATAACGCATGACGCGACAAATGGCCGGTTGAACCTGGACGGGCTGGCCGGCGATTACGCATGGGCCGAGCAGGGGGTGGCGACCACCGCCGTCGGGGTCGAGCATGTGCTGCGCTTCCGGGTGGTCGGGGTACAGGGCGACGCGGTGCAACTGCGTATCGGATCAACGCCGACCGGCAACGATCTGGTCGAGGACCGGCTCGCGGGAACCGGCTGGCACGCATGGCCGTTCATCCCCGCGACAAGTCCGTTTTACATACAGTTCCGGGCCGAGGGGAAGACGCTTCAGATCGATGACGTGGCGCTGATGAACAACGCGCCGGCGGAATTGACCACGCCTTATGCGACCGCCGATCTGCCCTCCATCAAATATGCCCAGACCGCGGATATCATGTATCTGGCCAGTCCCGGCCATAAGCCGCACAGGCTGTTGCGCCGGGGGCATGCGGGCTGGTCGCTGGAAGAGGTGGATTTCGCCGACGGGCCCTGGGGGCCGGTGAATGTGGGCGCCACCAAGCTGACGCCGGGCGCGGTCACGGGCAAGGGGGTTCTCGTCACGGCGGATTCCACAATCGGCATCAATGAAGGGCAGGGGTTTCTGGCCACCGATCTGGGTCGGTTGATCCGCATCGAACATGGCAGCAGTTGGGGCTGGGCGGTGATCGCCGGGATCAATTCGCGGATTTCGGTGACGGTTGACATAAGGCGGGATTTTGCCGCCGCCACGCCGGTCGACCAATGGCGGCTGGGGGCCTGGTCGGAAACCACCGGCTGGCCCCGTGCCGTAACCTTCTATGAAAGCCGCTCTGCCTGGGCCGGCACCGCGACCCAGCCGCAGACCGTGTGGCTGTCGCAGTCCGGCGACTTCCAGAACATGCAGCCCGATGACGGGGCCGGGCTGGTGGCCGACGACGATGCCATCGCGCGCACCGTGGCCTCGCAAACCGTCAATGCGATATTGTGGCTGGTCCCGGCGGGCAAGCTGGTGGCGGGCAGCACGGCCAATCAGCTGGTCATGCGCTCGAACCTCGATGACGGGCCGATTACCCCGGTCGATTTTTCGGTCAAGGCCCAGACCACGCGGGCCTGCGCCGATGTCGACGCCATCGCTATCGATGAATCGGCAATCTTCGCCCAGCGCGGCAAACGCCGGCTGATGGCCTTCGGGCGCGACGGCGGCGGCTACCGGGCTTACGACCTGACAATCTTCGCCGAACATGTGACCCGGGGCGACATCGCGGAACTGGCCTATCAGGAGGAACCGCACAGCCTGGTCTGGGTGCTGCGCGAGGACGGGGTTCTGGCCGCGCTGACCTACCGGCCGGAACAGGAAGTGATCGGCTGGTCGCGGCATATTCTGGGCGGGAGCCTGGGGGCCGGCAATGCGGCGGTCGAGAGCATCGCCACCATTCCCGGCAATCCGGCGGCGGGCACGCAGGCCCGCGATGAACTGTGGTGCATCGTCAAACGCACCGTCAACGGCGCAACCCGGCGCTATATCGAGGTCCTTGAGAAGGATTACGAGGACGGCGATGTCGCCGCCGATGCGTTCTACGTGGATTCCGGACTGACCTATAGCGGCGCGGCCACGGCGACGTTGACAGGGCTGGACCATTTGGAGGGTGAAATGGTCAAGATCCTGGCCGAGGGCGCGGTACATCCCGACCGCACGGTCTCGGGCGGCGGCATTACGCTCGATGCGGCCTATTCGAAAGTTCAGGCCGGGCTTGGCTACACCCATAAATACAAGAGCCTGAAGCTGGAAGGCGGGGGAACGATCGGCAGCGCGATCACGCAGACGCGCAGGATCGGGCGGCTGGGGCTGATCCTTGACAACACGCTGGGGCTGAAACTGGGCGACGCGGAGTCCCGGCTCAAGGAAATTCCCTTCCGAACCGTGGGTGACGCGATGGATACGGCCGTGC